TTTATTCCAGGTACAGCTAACTTAGTAGCAAGCAGTATTGATTTTAGTCTTGTATTAAACCGTATCCAAGATTTCACATACTTAGATGCAAATGGATTAAAGTCAGGTATTCCCAGTAACTCTCCACGCAGTAATTCTCCAGATGCCATATATGATGCTAAGCATGGTGTTTTTTCTAATCCTTATGGAACTTTTGCACTTCCTCAAGGTGTTACAAATCAAAATGAAGAATTAAAAAAGATTTATGAAAAAGGAACTATGTATGACCTTGAGTACTTATTTAAAGTAATGCATGGAAATGGTGCTTACGTGTCGTATGAGAGCATTCTTCAACAAGGAGTTACTGCAGACCCTGGTTGGTTACCAGTTCGTCCTATTGAACTACACCTAGGAAATAAACTTCGTTACCGTGTACGCATTTCATCGTTAAGTGTTAGTCATACGATTTTTAATGCAAGAATGATTCCTCTTCTTTCTACGGTAACAGTATCTTGTGCTCGTTACTGGGATGGACCTCACAACCTAGGAAATATTAAACAATGACAATTTATTTAGACAGCAGATACGCTGATGGGCCTTTGTTTAAAGCTAGAGATGCTCGTACTAGCAACCACATTGCAACTGTACTTAGGGAATGGCCCTCTTATTCATTGCCTTTTTATCTTTACGAAGTTAACGAAATTGACCGTATTGAAAATATAGCGGTTAAGTTTTTAGGTAACGGTGAATTGTGGTGGAAAATTATGGATATAAATCCAGAAATTTTAAACCCATTTGATATTCCGCCTGGAACTGAATTGAGAATACCAAATGGTTAGTTCAACTCAGAATAGGTTTGGAACCGATGTTGTTGTTTCATTTCCTCAATTTCCAAGTATTGACTTTACTTTACGGCAATTTAAGTTAATACAAGAAGCTGGAAAACACGATATTGCTGAATTGCATTTTTCATCTTTTAGTAAAGTTTTTTATAAAGCTTTAACTACAGGAGTTTTAGTTCAAGTAGAATGGGTTAATCAAAATTCCTCTGGTCAATTTTATGGGCATGTATATGGTTCTAATATGAAACAACAGTCTACTATTACCCGTAATGTAATTATTAAAGCTATGGGCGCTTCTTTTCCTTTAAAAGAATCTAAATCAAATATTTGGGTTAATAAAACAGCTTCTGAAGTTATTGTAGCAATTGCAAAACTAGCATCAATAAAAGCTGTTGTTACACCTACAAAACTTAGGTATGAACAAATTTCAATGTCTGGGCATACATATTGGGAAAAGATTCAAGAATTAGCAAAACGCAGTGGTTATGTAGCTCAAATGATTGGTGCAGAGTTACATTTTCACCCTATGGATGTTATGTTAGCTAAATGCTCTACATCTATTCCTGTGCTAGAACAGCAAGATACACAAATTCCTTTTGGATTAGTCCATGAAGCTCAAACGTTAGATTATTTTGAATCACACGTTGATGATTTAGGAGAACACGGAAATCATTCTCGTAGAGATAAAGTTGTATCAGGAATTGACCCTGTAACAAGTCGTCAATACTCACACACTGTTTCCCCAAACAAAACAGGAAAAAAGTTAAGAAAAGAAACAAAAGATTCTTTTTTCTCAGAACACATTCCAGGTCAAATGAGCTATAACTCAGAAGCAGCTAAAGAACTTGCTGAAGCAAGAGCTCAACTTGCCAGATGGTCAATTTCTGCTGAAGGAGAGGGGCAAGGAGATGCAAGAATTGCTCCATACCGAACTGTTCAAATTAGCGGCACTTTTGAACACACTGATGGTTTTTGGATAATTCAAAAAGTTGAACACTCCGTGCTATTTGACGGAAGATACACAGTTAGTTTTAGCTGCCTATCTGACGGCCTATACGACAATCAAGCCGCATTATTTAGAACAAACACAGCAACTGTAATCCCTACTAGAAATGTAGAATTAGAACTTTCTAGCTCATATACGACAAGCACGCTTGGAAAAGCGGCTGTTCAAACAAGTATTAGTTACAATGGATTAAAAACCACATCAAAATCCGCTAAAGTTGCCTTTACAAGACCTATTATTAAATCAACCAAAAAATACAACAGTGTTTGCGGATTAACGCCAAGTAGATGGGTAAGTTTATGACAAAAGAAATTGCTTTGTCACTACCATTTACTTTTGATTCTTTTAAAAAAGTAGGTGTTAGTTCTGACCAAAATAAAATTTGGGCAGATAGAGTCCGCATTATTTTGGGGACAAATCTAAGAGAACGTTTAATGAAACCAAATTTTGGGTCTTTAATTCCAACCACATTTATGGGAAACCAAGAAGAAACTTCAATGTCAATAGAGTCAGAAGTAAAAAATGCTTTTGCAACTCAAATAACTGAATTAACTTTGCAAAAAGTAAGCTCTTCATTTGACGAGTACACGGGGATTGTGTCTATAGAAGTAGATTACACCCTTCCAAATTTAGAAAAAATAACTACTGCAATTGCTTTTATAACACTTGATAACAACCAACCAGCATACGAGGAGAACTTGTGAGCGTAACACCAGCAAATGATGTCCCTATCTCAATCAGTTACACAGGGCGTGACTACTACGCAATTAGAGAGCAATTAATCTCTCAAGTTCAAAAACGTGTAAACGTTAACGGTCAAACCGTTTGGACTGCGTCTAATCCAGCTGATTTTGGTGTGGCGCTTATTGAAGCATTTGCTTATATGGGTGATTTAATGTCTTATTACATTGACCGCAATGTAAACGAATCATTTATTGCAACAGCAACTCAACGCAGTAGTGTGTTAAATATTGCTCAAACGTATGGTTATATTCCAGCAGGTTATAAAGCTTCTTCAGTTCCTTTAACTTTTTTAAATGGTTCAACAGACGTTATTTTAATTCCTGCTGGAACCATTGTTTCTGCAGACGTAACTATTGAAGACGTTGTTACAACGCAATATTTTACAACAGAAGCAGACATTACTAGCGACCCAGGAACTGATGGAGGAACAGTAACTACAGATGCTTTAAGTGGTCAATCAATTACACGAATTGGTATGGATGTAAACACCTATGGAGAACTTATTGGGTGTTCTACAGAAACTCCTGGAATGGTTTTTGCACTTTTAGAATCGCCAGTAGTAGATGGTTCAATCAGTGTCTATGTACAAGACCAAACAGGGTATTCAAAGTGGACGCAAGTACAGCATTTGATTGACTACGGTCCTTATGACCAAGTGTTTACAGCAACAAGTGACGAAAACAATGTTGTGTACATTACTTTTGGTGATGGTATTTCTGGAAAAATGCCAATTAACACAAGTGAAATCCGTGCTTTGTACCGAGTTGGCGGTGGAAGTAAAAGCAATGTTGCAATAGAGGCTATTGACACTATTGTTTACGTACCTAATTTAACACCGTCAGAATTAAACGCTTTTAAAGCTAGCATTACAGTGCGTAATGACTCAGCAGCAGTGGGTGGTTCTGACCCAGAATCTTTAGACCAAATCCGTTATGCAGCACCGATTGCTTTGCGAGCAAACAACAGAGCCGTTACTCTTTCAGATTACTCTAGTTTGGCTTTACAAATAGGTAATGTTGGAAAAGCAAACGCTAATGCATCAGTTTGTACTTCAGTTACCCTATATGTTGCACCAACAAGAAATGCTGTTGATACCGATATTGCCCCAGGTTTAGATGGGACGGGTGTTGACCAAAATGGTTCCCCAACAATTGAGTTTACAACTTTAGCAAGTGATGTTAGTACATTTTTAGCAGATAAAGTACTGCTAGGGACTACCGTATCTGTACAACCTCCAACGTATATTGATGTTATTGTGGGTGTTCAATACACAAAATTTCCTGAGTATACAAATGCCGAAATTGAACTTGCATTAACTAGCAGGTTACTTTCCGATTTTGGGTATGTCAATGCTTCTTTTGCAACAACAATTTATCCTCAAGATATTGAGTTTGTTTTAAACCAAGTGAGCGGAATTAAAGTAGCTCAAATTACCGCTCTTTATCGCAAAGGAACATCTCCTGCTATTAACACGCTTGTTGGAGACCCAGACGAAATTTTTCGTTTTCAAGAAGCTAACCTTGCTTTAGGCTCAATGTAAATGGAAGAAATTAAACTTTTAACTGGCGTTTATAGAGCGATAGTTAAAGAAACAAACGACCCTAAAAAACAAGGGCGGTTAAAAGTTGATATTCAAACAAACCAAGGTTATACAACTAACTGGGTTTGGCCTATGCATCCTTCCAGCATCAACCCTGCTTCTCCTGACCTAAACCAAGGTGTATGGGTATTTTTTAATGGGGCAGACCCTGAACACCCAGTGTGGTTTGGAGCTTTTGGTAAACACCTTGGCGAAAGTAAAAAAATACATATTAAACCTTTAGCAAATAATATTTCTGTTTCTGGGTACACAACTATTAAATTAAACTCTATGCCAGATGGAACAACTGAATTAGATTTAGTAGACACACTTGTAGCAATGGCAACAATGTTAAAGGACCACGAAACTAGAATCACTACTTTAGAAGCTCAAATGCTTACAAAAGCAAGTATCAGCCATACTCATGTATGACTTTAGCAAGTAATTTTGTAGTAAACCTAAGAAAATAGACCTACAGACGTGAAGGAAGAGACCTATGACAGCGTATTACCCATCAGCCGTTAAAAACGACTACAGCACAAAGGTAGACTTCAGCGACACAATTCTTGCAATTCACGTTAACAGTTTGCAAGAAGAAGTAACCGCTATTGAAGCAAACCTTGGAACTTATATTCGTACCAGTTCTGGTTGGGTAGGAACATTTGATAAAACAATTTCTACTTGGGATTCTTTAAAAGACCGCCTTGCAAACATTGAGTATGGCCTTAATAAGGCTATGCCAGATGGAGGAACTAGTGGTCAAGTTCTTGTTAAAAACTCGTCCAGTAACTACGATGTCTCTTGGGCTACCGTTAGCGGAGGGTCTTCTTTACCTTCTCAAGGCGGAAACAATGGAAAGTATTTAACTACCAATGGGTCTGTTGCATCGTGGGGAACTGTAGCTGCAGGAGAAACAATAAGTTCACTTCTATTAATTGGAGCATGATTTTTAAATGTCTAAATATGCCAGTATTCTCTACCACGGTGGCATTTACGGAGAATCACCTAAGCTAGGTTATTCCGTTGAGCCAATGTCTCTTGAGATTGATTCTTTTATCTCTACAACCGTGTATTGGCAATCTCCAGTAGGAAATTTTTCACGTATTCGTGTAGTTAGAAATCAATCTGGTTTTGCAGAAACAGCTGAAGATGGCGTTATTATTTTTGAACAAAGTTCAATTGATGGCTCGTCTATTCAAGGGTTGATTACTACAAACTACTTCAGAGATGGAATTGATAATCCAACTCAAATCCCATTGCTATCAGGTCGTGAAGTTTATTACCGAGTATTTTTGTTTACTATAGATAAAGTTTGGGTAACAGCTGGTTCAATACACGGAGTAATCCCACGTGATACCAACGTTACTAAGCGTATGGTTGATTTGTTACCACGAGTGTTAACTAGTCAAGAGCTTAGTCCCCTAGGTGTGATTGACCCAGACTCTCATCTTTATAAATTTTTAGATGGATTGGCATTTACTTACGAACAATTGCTTACAAACATTGAGTTAATTCGTCCAGGACATGCTGTAGATAAAGCCGTGTATTTGACTATTCCTGGAGAAGATTTACATTTGGGTTTGCCTATTCAATACAACTTACCTGTAATAAACCAACGGCGTTTAATTCGTGAAGCATTATACCTGTACAGCAAACGAGGAACTAAAATTGGTTTAGAAGGATATGCAGAAGCTTTAACTGGTTATATTCCAACAGCAATAGTTTCTCCTAATCTTTTGCTATCTGTTCAAGATTCTACTTTCTATTTACCTTTAGGTGATTATTCAGAAGCAAACTCTATGAGTAACTGGTACTTTGGAACATCACCAGGAACACCTAGTGGGTCAGTAATCACTATGGAAGTTAGTACTGAAGAAGCTGCGGCTCCAGGAGATAACGTTATTGACGAAACCCGTACATGTAAAGTAGTTACAAACAGTGTTGTAACACAATGGTCTATGACTCTTGGTGTTCCAACAAGTACTATGAATGACAACATCCCCGTTACAGAAGGAAACGAATACACTGCTTCTTTTAAAGTAAAGTCTCCTCCAAGTAGTGGAGATATACAGATTGGTTTGTTGTTTTATGACGGTAAAGGAAATCAATTAAGTATGAATATTGGCTCAGCCGTTGCAGCTAACAACACTTGGAAAACAGCCAGCGTGACAGCTACTGCACCAACAGGAGCTCTGTATGCGGGATTAACTATTTATTCGGATGACTATGGGACATATTACATAGACCAAGTTTGTATGCAATTAGGTGCAGTGGTTGATTACTATGAAGCTAGAGCTGTAGACCTTTATTTACTTCCTAAAAAACAAAATTACATTCATAACCCGTCATTTGAAATAGATGCTTCTACATGGACCGTTACAGGTGCAACTTTTTCTCAAAATACTTCTGTACCATTTGACGGTTACTCAGGTGCTTATAGCGGTAAGTTTGTTGCAGCTGGAGCTTGGAGTGTTAAAACAAATTATCATGTAGATGTTGACCCTGGAACTTACTTTTCATTTTCTACTTACATTAAATCACCAACATTAACTACAGTAAATCTAGTTGTAAAAACTTACACTTCTAGCAATGTTCTTTTGGATACATACACAGAGCCTGTAGATGTAACCACTGGTTGGGGCCGTGTGCACACTTCACACCTCGTTGCTTCAGATTCGTTAGAAGATTATGCTATTTGTTCCATAGAAGGTGCTGCTGGAACTGTTTATCTAGACATGGTTCAGTTTGAAGACACCTCTGTTCCAACCGATTACTTTGACGGCTCTATGCCTAGCAACTTTGGAGTCATCTGGGAAGGCACAGCCCATGCTTCTAACTCTTACCTGTACCCAAGCAAGCCTACTAAGATGACCAGACTAGCCCACACCATGGTTGACTGGGTCCCAATGAACACTTGGTGGAGAATTACTACCCCAGCAGGAGTGGAGTATACGGTCTTAGATGTGTAGTATGCGGGGATGGTTAATTTACTCATCGCTGTTTTACTATCAGGACTAGCAGTTACTTTTGCAATTGAGTTTGCATTTCTTGCCTTGCAGTTTTTCTTTGGTAAAGAACGACTCTACTCAGTTCTCTCATTGCCCCTAAGCTTTGGAGCGCTCTACTGTTTCTACGACATTGATAAGACCTACATTGTTGCTGTTCCAGCAATCGCATTTGTAGTTTTGTTTATAAACAAATACATTAATAAGCCAGTTGTGTTGCCTAATAGACGACTACCAAACCTATGAAAATTGCTATCTTCTCAAGTGAGAATTTTGAAATCACAGATGGCATTGACCAAATTCTCACGAAGTACTCAGAGCAATCGCCCGAAGTACTTTTTCCTGTAAAGGCAGGACAAGACAACTTTTCACAAAGCATTATAAGGAAGTGTCTAGAGAACAGAGTCAAGGTAACCATTTATTTTCAAAATGCTGATGGCGTAGACCACCTGCTAAAGCAAGCAGATGACTTCGTAGTATGTGACGACCCAGTGCAAGAAGTACTGCGACAACTATCAGTCCGTGATGCAGTTGGAATTGTTTGGTCAGATAGTCTTGCTGACCACCTAATCCTTCATAGCGTTGAAGACCTTGCCCTAGATGTGTGGGATGTTACAGATGGCTAGGACCCCATTGAACTAGATGAGGACCCATTCCTTGATATGAACCCCGATGACCTGCATACCGCCATGCACAAAGCCATTAGAGTTTTTGCAGATATGATGGCAGCCTACGTTGCTAACACGGTCATGGAGTCACTAGGCCACGCAATGGCAGAGCACCTAGGCGATGAAGACGGCAAAAAAGACATCTCGCCCTTTGACGATATGGAGTAGGCTCACGCTCATGTTGCCTCCTGAAGCTTTTACAGCAGATATAACTGATTTCCAGTTCCGTCTGCTTGCCATTT